TTAAACGTATGAGGGTGCAGTCAGCGGAACGAGATAGACAGTCCAAGTACGCTTCTATTGCTCGTAAAAACAGAATATTAAATGTTTTATCAATACTTTTAGGATTAAGTATAACAATAGGTGGAGGGGGTTTGTTAATCTGGGCAGCAATTGAGTTTAAGCCCTAGTCAGTTGATTTTTTATACACTTGTGTTATTGTTGCTTTCATATCTTGATTCAATAGCACCACCACCGCCAACATGGATGTTAATAAAATGAACGAAATGATACCAGATAAAAAAGCATATCAAGCCAATAGACGTATTATGTGTTATGTAGCATTAGGTCTTATGGCTATGACTACTGTAGCAACGATATGGGATCCTGTTAGAATGGCTCATGCGGATGGAGCAATTATGACACAGTACATAGCTCTTAGTGGCTTAGTTGGAGCTTACTTTGGGTTTAGTCGAACCTCTGGTTCTGTCTCTAAGACTAAAAAAGAAGTGGAGATGTCGAAGTGAGTCCATACAATATGAACAACATTAATCCTTTTGGCAGGAGTATTTTACCTTCTATGTCTCCACCAATGCAAGCGGAGCCAGTTGCAATTGCCGCACCAGTAGATCAAAGTCAAGTTTTTCCTGATCCTGTACAATCTGATGGGGGACTTGACGATACAAGAGGAACTCTTGCTCCTACAGGACCTACAGGACTTACTTTGGCTGGACCTGTTGGCGCTTTACCAACGAATGGCGGTTTAGGTATGTTTTTCAATCCTATTGTTCAAAAAATTATGCAGCATAACAATGCAGAAATGCAAAATAAAATTCAACCTTATTTGCAAGAAATAACAACTTTAACTAATACTACATTTCCTGATGTAGATTTTTCTGGTGGTGGTTTAAGAGGTGGTATTGGTTCAATAGGTGGAAAAAATATTAAAGATATTTTAGGTGCATTAGGAGGAGCATTCCAAGAAGGAAATATTATAAAATGAGTTTAATAACTTCATTGATTGGTCCTGTTACTGGTTTGCTTGATAAGTTTGTTGAGGATAAAGATCAAAAAGCTAAGTTGGCACATGAAATAGCCACTATGTCCGATACACACGCTCAACAGGCTTTGCTTGCTCAATTAGAGATAAATAAAGCGGAAGCAGCTTCTGGCAGTTTGTTTAAAGGCGGTTGGCGCCCCTTTATTGGTTGGATATCTGGAATTGCTTTTGCGTATCATTTTGTACTGCAACCTCTTTTAGTTTTTGTTTTAACTGTAACTGGAGTTGAGATACCAGAATTGCCAAATTTTGACATGAGTACGCTCCTCACGGTTTTGGGTGGAATGCTAGGCATAGGATCCCTCAGAACGTATGAGAAACAGAAAGGTCTGACAAAATAGAAGAAGAGACTTGTATCGTTTGTGGTACAATAAAGAAAGTCTACTGGATATATACAGTAGAACAAAAATGGAAACAAATGAGAGAAGTTTGTTTAACGTGTAAAGAAAGGAACAAAAAAGATGACAGCAAAGAAGGGCTTGTACGCTAATATCGCTGCAAAGAAAAAAAGAATAGCCGCTGGAAGTAAGGAAAATATGCGTAAGCCTGGCACTCCAGGAGCGCCAACAGCAGCAAACTTTAGACGAGCAGCTAAAACAGCAAAGAAAACAAACTAATGGCTAAAGAAAACTTTCAAGAATGCTTGAAAATGATCTTGCATCACGAGGGCGGGTGGGTAAATCACCCGCGTGATCCGGGGGGTGAGACTAATTTCGGAGTAACCAAAAGAGTTTATGAAGAATGGGGTGGCACTAAAGACATGAAGGAGCTAACGGAAGAAGACGTTGCTCCTATCTATGAAAAGAACTATTGGCTTCGAGCTAAATGTGATCACCTTCCATCTGGTTTAGATTTAGCCGTTTTTGATTGGAGTGTGAACAGTGGTGTTGGCAGAGCATCAAAAAAATTACAGGAAATGATTGGTACGGTAGCTGATGGAGGAATTGGCCCTAATACTCTTAAAACATTAGATGAGTACATTGAGCATCATGGTTTAAGTAAAACGATTAAAACATACACACATATAAGACAAGAATTTTATGAGTCATTATCCACTTATGATACTTTTGGTAAGGGATGGACTAGACGAAATCTTGAAACAGAACAGACTTCTTTAAAAATGATAACTTAATTATTTTTTTATGGTAATATACACTTTACTATGCTAAATATTGTTATATTATGGTATAGGGAGCATATATATGGACGCTATTGTTTTAGCTGAACATTTATTAAAAAACATTCGTCAAAGAAAACAAGACTTTGCAGAGTCTTTGGTTAGTGGCTCATGCGATACGATTGAAACGTATCGGTTCACTGTTGGTCAAGTACGAGGTATGACCTACGTTGAAGATTTACTTATTACCTCGATGAAAGGCATAGACTTAGATGAATAAAAAATTATTTGTCCCTGAAAAAAAAGTTATAGGAGCTTCAAGCCCTATACCTAAAGCAATTGAAAAAGGTTTTCCTAAAACAGAAGAGTCAAAAAATTCTGAAGACCCATCTAAGTTTGAACCATCTGTTATAGATAGATTGCCACAACCTACAGGGTATCGTGTTTTAGTTATTCCTTACTACATGAAACAAAAAACTAAAGGTGGTGTTTTTATTCCTGACGCTATCAGAGATAAAGAAAGTTTTGCAACTGTTGCTGCTTACGTTGTTAAATTGGGACCTGACGCTTATACAGATATTAATAAATTCCCATCTGGGGCGTGGTGTAATGAGAAAAATTGGGTTCTTATGGGAAGATATGCTGGTAATAGGTTTAAAGTGGACGGATTAGAAGTTCGTTTGATAAATGATGATAATATTATCGCAACAATACTTGACCCAAGTGATATTTCATATGTATAAGTGTAGAAAGGAATAAAAATGTCTAATGAAGCACAAGAAATTATAGAGGAAGAAACAACTTCTGTAGATATAGAAGATGGTTCATCTGAAGTAATTATTGAAAATAGTGAAGAAACTCAAACAAATGTTCGAGTTAATGGTGAAAATGAAAGTGATTCAGAAGATGATCTTGAATCATATAGTGACAATGTTAAAAAACGTATTAATCAATTAACTGCTAAAAGAAAGCAAGCGATTGAAGAAGCTGAAGCTGCTTATAACTTTGCACAACAAAAAGAACAAGAAAATAAACAGTTAAAACAAAAGCTAGGTCAATTAGATCAAGGCTACATAAAAGAGTACGATAATCGTATTAAGAGTCAATCTGCACAAGTTAAAGAAATTTACAAACAGGCACATGAGTCTGGTGATTCAGAAAAGATGGCTCAAGCTCAACAAATTATGTCTAAACTTGCTGTTGAAGAAGAAAGACTGCGTGTTCAAAAGGGTGAATCAGCTAGAACGCAAGCTCAACAACAGCAGCAGCAACAGCAGCAACAGCAAGTGCAGCAACCTCAAAGGCAAGCTCAACCAGAAGATCCTAAATTAAAATCTTGGCTTTCTAAAAACTCTTGGTTTGGTCCTGATAAGGTTATGACAAGAGGAGCGCAAGCTGTTCACGAACAATTAGTATTAGAAGAGGGATTTGATCCTTCAACTGATGAATATTATTCGGAAATCAACAAACGTATGAAAGTTGAGTTTCCTCACAAGTTTCAAGAGAAACGTGCTAACGTCCAAGCTGTTACTCCTGCAACGTCCTCTTCAGGACGGTCTATAAAATCTGGACGGAAAAAATCGGTGCAACTAACACCCGGTCAAGTGGCATTTGCAAAAAAAATGCGAATTCCTTTGGAAACTTACGCTAAAGAAGTGGCAAAATTAGAAAATAAACGGAGTTAAAATGGCTGATAGAACAAGTCGAGAAACGGTTACTCGTGAAAAAACCGAAAGAAAAGTTCAATGGAAAGCTCCATCAACATTAGAGGCTCCTGAAGCCCCGATTGGCTATACACATCGTTGGATTCGTGAAAGTGTTATGGAATATGATGACCGTAATAATATTCATAAAAGAAGACGAGAAGGATATGAATTAGTTCGTGCTGAAGATTATCCAGAATTTGACGCTCCTGTAATTGATGAAGGAAAAAATGCTGGCTATATAGGAGTAGGTGGACTACTCTTAGCGAGAGTTCCTAATGAGATTGTAGACCAGCGGAATGCTCACTACAATAAAGTGGCACAAAATCAAATGGAGGCAGTTGATAGGGATTGGATGAGAGAAAGTAACTCAGCTATGCCTAAACTTGCTCCTCAACGTAAAACCTCGGTGAGTTTTGGCTCACCTAAACCTCAAAATTCTGAAGGAGAATAAAGATGGCAAATTTAAATGCCCCTTTCGGACTCCGTTATGTTCGTAACATTCAGGGTAATTACAATTCAAGTGGTCAGTCTCGTTATAGGATAACCACAGCAGCAGCAACAAACACCACCAAGATCTATCAAGGTGATTTAGTTACTCAAGGTACTGCTGGAATTGTTACTCGTGTTGCAAGAGCAGATGGCGGCAGTGCGACAAGTGCCTTAATACTAGGTGTTTTCAATGGTTGTTTCTACACTGACCCTGTTACATCTAAACCAACATTCGCAAATTATTGGCCCGGCAATGCAGCGACAGACGCAATGGCTTTCATTCACGACCACCCTATGGACGTTTTTGAAATACAAGGTGATGCAGCTATGGCTCTAACAGGATTATTTGGAAACTACGATATTGTAGATTCTACAGGTCCTTCTGCTAGTGTTGGAAATGACGACAGTGGTAATTCTCATATGCAATTAGATGTGAGTACTATCGCTACAACCGCAACATTGCCTTTAAAATGTTTAGATATTTCAGAAGATCCTGAAAGAAATGACGTTTCATCGGCAAATACTAACGTGCTTGTTACCATACAGAATCATCTGTTTGGTGCTAAAGCCGTTGGTTTAGCATAAGAAGGGTTAGAACATGGCTATATCACGTTCACAACTGGTCAAAGAACTTGAGCCAGGACTTAATGCTCTTTTTGGTATGGAATACGAAAGATACGAAAATCAACACGCAGAAATTTATGAAACTGAATCTTCAGATCGTGCATTTGAAGAAGAGGTAATGCTTGTCGGTTTTGGTAACGCTCCTACTAAGAGTGAAGGTCAAGGCGTTTCTTTTGACTCAGCAAACGAAGCATATACAGCTAGATACACGCATGAAACTATTGCGTTAGCTTTTGCTTTAACTGAAGAAGCAGTAGAAGATAACTTGTATGATCGTTTAGGCGCTCGTTATACTAGAGCATTGGCACGTTCAATGGCTCATACAAAGCAAGTTAAGTCTGCAGCAACATTGAATAATGCATTCAACGCAGCATTTGCTGGCGGTGATGGCGTTTCTCTTTGTAATTCGTCCCATCCGTTAGCTGGTGGAGGCACATTCGCCAATACTCCAGGTACGGCTGCTGATCTTAATGAAACATCTCTTGAAGATGCTTTAATCAACATTTCAACTTTTGTTGATGAGAGAAATATGATTATTGCTTTAAAAGGCACTAAACTTATTATCCCACCTCAACTTCAGTTTATTGCTGATAGGCTTCTTGAGTCTACATTAAGACCCGGAACTGCTGACAATGATATTAATGCAACTAGAAACATGGGCATGGTTCCAGATGGTTACACAGTTAACCATTTCTTAACCGATCCTGATGCTTTCTTTTTAAAGACTGACGCACCAAATGGTTTTAAACTATTTGAGCGTTCTGCATTATCTACAAGCATGGAAGCAGATTTTGATACAGGTAACATGAGGTTTAAGGCTAGAGAAAGATATTCTTTTGGTTTTTCTGACCCTCGTTGTGTATATGGATCAACTGGCGCTGGCTAACTCGAACAAATATTTGAGTTATTTAGAGGGGCAATTTATTTGCCCCTTTATTTTTTTTTGTTATGATGTATAGTGTTTTTATCCAAGACTATTTTCATAACGAAAATAGACAACCCAAGACGAGGAGATTAACATGGGTACTACTACTTTTTCAGGTCCTATAAAAGCTGGGACTATTAAACATACTACAGGAACTATTGTAGGAGAAAATGTTATAAACACTGGTTCAGTTGTTATGGCTCAATCTACATTTGCAACTATAAGAGGTTCAAGTGTATTAAATCAAGTTATGGCTACTATTCCTGCAAAGTCACAAATTGTAGACGTTATTTTAAATGTAACAACAGCTAATGATGATAGTGGTGCTGCTACTATTTCTGTAGGTACGGCTGCTGATGCAGACGCATTTTTAGCTACAATTAACGCAAAAGCTCTTGGCACAACTCATGGAACTTTAGATACAGAAGCTACTAATGTTGGTACTACAGACTTACAAGTCTTAGCTGATTTCACAGGTGCTAACGGAGATGACACTGTTGGCGTTGCAACATTAACTGTTATGTATGTACAAAATAATAACTTAACAGCTTAACATAGTAAGGAATTATTATGGGTACTTCAGATGTAAGCGCTGTAAACCAAGCAACAGGTGCTGGTGCATTGGTTGGTGCTAAGAGATCAAGAATAAGGCAGGTCGTTGTTTATGCTGCAGCAGCAGGTAGTGTGGTTATTAAAGATGGAAGTAACAGTGGGGCAGAATTATTAAATGTAACTGTACCAGTTGGGATGCACCATCTTAATATTCCTTCTAATGGTATATTAGCCACATTAGGTGCGTTTACTACTGTATCAGGTGCAGGTAATATAGCAACTTTATTTCTCTCTTAAAATGACCTCCAAGTCTAAAGGAGAGATGCCTAAAAGAAACAAAAAAAACTTCAGACCCACAAAGTCTGGAGCTGGCATGACTGAAGCTGGTGTAAAGGCATATAGGAAGAAAAATCCCGGTTCCAAATTAAAAACAGCAGTTACTGGTAAGGTTAAAAAAGGTAGTAAAGATGCAAAAAGAAGAAAATCATTTTGTGCCAGATCTAAAGGGCAAATGAAAAAGTTTCCAAAAGCAGCTAAAGATCCTAACAGTAGATTAAGGCAAGCTAGAAAAAGATGGAGATGTTAAATGACAGTTTCTGGATCAACAGATTTTGAATTAGATGTTGTAGAATACATAGAGGAAGCATTTGAAAGATGTGGTCTTGAAGCAAGAACTGGTTATGATTTAAAAAGTGCAAAAAGGTCTATAAATTTAATGTTAGCTGAATGGTCTAACAGAGGTTTAAATCAATGGACTATAACGCAAAGAACTCAGGCTTTAGTAAAAGGTGATGGTGAATATAGTTTACTTCCAGATATAATTGATATTTTATCAATGGCTATTGTTAGAGATGGAACTTATTATTCTATGTCAAGAATAAGTAGAGATACTTGGTTGGCTATTCCAACTAAAACTACAGAAGCAAGACCAAATCAATTTTTTTTAGATAGACAAATTACTCCAAATTTAAAGATTTGGCCCGCACCTGAAAATGCTACAGATGTTCTTTATTACGATGCTTTAACTCGTATGGACGATGCAGATGTTTATACAAATACAATGAAAGTTCCGTTTAGATTCTATCCATGTTTCGCAGCAGGTTTAGCTTATTATATGGCTATTAAAAAAGCTCCAAATAAAGTTCAAATGTTAAAAGCTGTTTATGAAGAAGAATTTGATAGGGCTATGGCTGAAGATAGAGATAGAGCTACTTTCCAAATAACTCCACAGTTAAGGGATTATAGAGTTGTCTAAATTTGCATCTGCTAGATGGGCTTGGGGAATATCTGATCGTTCTGGTCAAAGGTATAGATTGCGTAGCATGAAGAAAGAATGGAATGGTCTTCTTGTGGGACCTGATGAATGGGATCCAAAACAACCACAATTGTTTCCATTAAGAGTAAAACCAGACCCAGAAGCGTTGCAAAACGCTAGACCTGAAAGGACTGAACCTGCAGCTCAAGTATTATTGCAAATGAATCCTTTTTTAACAGGTTCAATTGGTTCTAATATTTTGACTGTTATTGAGCCGGGACATGGAAGAAAAACAGGAGATATGGTACGTTTTAGAAATGCGCAGTTTTTTCAAGATTTTACTTCTGCTATTCTTAATAGAGCTACAGGGTATTCTATAACAGTAGCAACATCTGACAGATATACTATTAAATATGAAGAAGTAAATCCTTATGTTGAGGGGTCTTCAACAATAATACCTTCAGGAGTTTTAAGGGCTAGTATAGGCTTTGAACCTGAAGAAAGTCTTTTTTCTGCTCCTGTTTTACTTGGTAGAAAGTTGGGAGATATAAACGATGATGGAGAAGTATCAGTTCGTGATGCTTTAGTTTATCAAAAATGGCAACTAGGGATAAATATTCCTGATGGGGATACAGATTGGATAGAAAACCATATGAATCCATATATGTTTAGTAATTTTGAAACTTACAAGTTATACTTAATAAAATCTACAGAAGCAAACTCAAGGGGTGGTGGCAATGTTGTGTCTGCTGGTCCTGTTACGGTGGAGGCTTAAATGAGCTTTACATATACAACATTAAAAAAAACAGTTCAGGATTACACACAAAACACAGAAACAAGTTTTATCTCTAATATAGATACTATAATAGAACTTGCTGAAGAAAGAATTTTAAAATCAGTTCAGTTAAATGTTTTTAACAAAAATCAATCTGGAACAATGAGTAATACAAATCAATATTTATCTTGTCCTTCTGATTTTTTATCTCCTTTATCTTTAAGTGTTACAAATGGTAATAACCATGAATTCTTGTTGTTTAAAGATTTAGAATTTATACAATCGTTTAATCCTAATGCTGCAACTACAGGAGTTCCTAAATATTATGCTCAGTTTGATGTAAATAACTTTATTATTGGTCCTACTCCCAACGCAAATTTTATAGTTAATTTAAGTTATTTTTACAGACCTGTAAGTTTAACACAAGCTGGAACTATTAGTTTAGAATTAAGTAATATAAATGGAACTTTTACAACTAATGATACTATTACAGGAGCGACAAGTGGACAATCTTCTAAAGTAACTATTCCTGTTAGTAATTCTGTATTAACTGTTAAAATTCCTACAGGTGATTATGTTGTTGGAGAACAAATTACAGGAAGTTCAAGTAGTGCTTTTGCAACTATAGTTTCTATAGGTGCTGATACTACTACAACATGGTTAAGTATTAATGCAAAAATTGCTTTACTTTATGCAACTATAGTAGAATCGTATGTTTACATGAAGGGAGATGACAATATTATGGCAACATATAATAAAAGACTTGGGGAGGCTTTATCTAGGTTAAAGAATTTGGGAGAAGCCTTAGATGTTAATGACGATTATTCGTTAGGTCCTATTGTTAGAGAGAGATCATAATGTTTGTACAAACAATAAATGCATCATCAGGTACAGTTCGAGTAGAAACTACTAATAATAGAGGTTTTACTCCAGAAGAAGTGGGGAAGCGATGTGTAGATAAAATAATGTCTATTTCAGATACGGCACCTATACCTATAAAAGATCAAGCGTTAGCTTATAAGGAAGGTCTTGAGAAGATTATTGTTAATTATATGAAACAGGCTATCCAAAGTGATAGAACTACGATATATAATGCTTTAATAGATGCAGGAAACCCAGAACTAGCTGAACTTATAAGGAGAATGTAATGGCTTTTAGTGGAAACGCATTAAGCGTAACTTTTAAAAAAGAACTCATGTTTGGAGCGCATGATTTTGATACTTCAACAGGCGACACTTATAAATGTGCATTATTTACTAATAGTGCTGTACCTACTGATTTTGGTGGTAGTGGCTCAACAATGGATGCTACGGTAGCAAATTACGCTACTAATAATGAAGTAACTGGAACAAATTATAGTGCTGGTGGTCAAACTATGAATACTATTGACCCAACTTTTACAGGTACAACTGCTTTTGTTGATTTTGATAATGTTGTTTTTTCTACAGTAACAATTAATTCTGTTAGAGGAGCTATTGTGTATAATACAACTCCAAATACAACTTCAATAGCACTAACAAATCCTGCAATTTGTGTTTTAGACTTTGGTAATGATAAAGCAGCGAGTGCTGGTGATTTTACTATAATTATGCCAACAGCAGATGCTAGTAATGCTTTGATCAGAATAGCATGATAAATGTTAGCGAACAGAGTTAAAGTATCTACTTCTACAACAGGAACAGGAACTATTACATTAGGTTCTGCTGATGCTGGATTTTATGACTTTGCAGGAGCTGGCATATTAAACGGAGACACGGTTAGATATGTCATTGAAAATGGAAATAACTTTGAAATAGGAACTGGAGTATATACTTCTTCTGGAACAACTTTATCAAGAAACGCTTCTCAAACATTAGTAAGTGGTACGCCAGGAACCACAACTGAAATAACTTTATCTGGTTCATCTACAGTATTTGTTACTGCAATAAGTAATGATTTTAGGTTAAGAACTGCATTAACTCTTATATACGGTTTATAAAGGAGATTTAAATGAGTAATCCAAATATAGCAAATGCTACATCCATCTTAGGAGGTACAGCTTATGGTAATGTTAATAGCGTTTTACTTGAAGTTTTAGAAAATGCAAGCAATTCAAACCAAGTACTAAAAATAAACACTTTAATAATTTCAAATGTAGATGGAGCAACTTCAGCGGATGTTACGGCAACTCTATCAGATGCGGGAGGTGGCGGTGATGTATTTATTGCTAAAGCAATAACAGTTCCTGCAAAGTCTAATCTTGTCCTAATCTCTAAAGACACAGGTTTTTATTTACTTGAGAACAAAGCAATAAACTTAGAGACTTCTGTAGCGTTTGATTTAACTTATTTGCTAAGTTATGAAATTATTTCGTAGGAGGTTTCGATGTCATTCGGATTTAGAGGGAATGGTGGGGTAATAGGTCTTATAAATTCTTGGACGGCTACTAAAGGTGGTGTTTGGTCAGTAACAGAAAATTACTTTAATAGAAACCTTCCTGCCATAGGTTCTGCTATATTTACTACTACTGGTGCCACTGTTTGGACTGTTCCATCTGGAGTTACATCTGTCTCTATAGTAGCCATTAGTGGTGGTGGTGGTGGTGGGGCAACCACTACTTCTGCTAGTGGAATTTCTGGTGGAGGCGGTGCTGGAGGCGGTCTATCTTATAGAAATAATATTAATGTAACTCCTGGAGGTACCCTTACTGTTACCGTTGGTGCTGGAGGGAATGGAGGATCAGGTGCTGGACAAAACAATAGTACGGCTGGTGGTCAATCAAATGTGCTAACAAGCGGTGGTGGTCTTGTAATTCAGGCTGTAGGAGGAGGCGCTGGAAGTTATAGTGTCAACAGCACCGCTGTACAAGCAGCTGGTGGGTATCCAAATGCATCAGTTTCAGAT